ACCCAGCTTCGACGTCGGTACGAACTACGTGCCCAGGGACATGATTGCGCGTGTGCACCGCGGCGAGCGCATCGTGCCCGCGGCTGACAACGCCGCGCTCATGAGCGCGCTACGGAGCCCCGGCGCGGACGCGGCCGGGCTGGAGCGCCTGCTGCGCAGCATGCTCACGGAGCTGCAGAACCTGCGCCTGCAGAACAACGACGGCCACGCTGCCAACGTCGCCGCGACCGAGCGCACCGCGCACAAGGTCGCCGCCGGCGTGGCCGACGGCGTCAGCCGCGGCGCCCATGCCGCGGCGCTGAAGAACCGGGCGGAGGTGAAGTGAGCCTGACCGACGCCCAGTTCGTCGCCTGGCTGCGGTCCGCGGACTGCATCCGCTGCGCGCTCGTCGAAGTCCAGGCGCGCATCGCCGGCGTCGAGACCACGCTGTACCTGAGCAACCGCAACTACGTCACGTCGCCGACGGACGCGCCCGCCAGTACCGCCTACCAGGCCTGCGTTGTGGGCGGCGTGAAGTTCAGCGAGCGGCTGAGCCTGGACGGCTCCCCATCGTTGAGCTGGGGGGACATCGAGCTGGACAACACCGGTGGCGTGCGTGACGACTGGTTCACCTACGTTTGGGCCAACCGCCGCGTGCAGGTCTACATCGGCGATGTCAGGTGGCCGCGGGCCGACTTCCGCCGGGTATTCGACGGCGTGGTGGGCGACCTGGGCTCCCGCGATGCGAACGTGCTCAACCTGGCTCTGCTCGACAAGCTGCAGCGGCTCAACGTGCCGTTGAGCGAGGACACGCTGGGCGGCTCCACCGCGAACGCCAACGCGCTGTTGCCGCTGGCGTTCGGCGAGTGCCACAACGTCGCCCCGCTGCTGCGCGACCCTGCCACGCTCGAATACCAGGTGCATGCCGGCGCCATGGAGCGGTTGATCGAGGTCCGGGACAACGGTGCGCCGGTCACGGCCACGGCCACCGTTGACACGGGCCGTTTCACGCTGGCCGCGGCGCCGGTCGGCACCATCACGGCGTCGATGCAGGGAGCGGCAACAGGCCAGAACATCACGCCGTGGTCGGCTGATTTTTCGAACGCTGTTTGGACGAAAACGCGCACGACCGTACAACCGAATGCGGCCGTGGCGTTGGACGGGATGGCCACTGCCGATCGGCTCGTGGAGAGCACTGCGACCGGCACACATGCTGTCGGCACTGCGTCACTCGCCGTGTCGTCGAATGCGCCGTACACGTGGAACCTCATTGCAAGGGCCGCAGAGCGCTATTGCGTGCGTCTGCGGGCTGCGGACAGCATCGGTTTCCTCGGCGACGCCATCGTCGATTTGCGTGACGGCGCGTTGGTCGGTGGCTCCGCGTCTCCCATCGACCTCGGCGGTGGCTACTGGTGGATCTCGTTCCAGCGGACGACAAATGCCGCTGCGATCACTGCCACGCTGCAGGTCTACATCTGGTCTGACGCCGCGACCGGTAGCTACACCGGGGACGGCGTTTCTGGGCTCGTTCTGGAACGTGCATGGCTGCAGCAAGGAGCCATGGCAACGCTGGCACCGCCCACCGGGGCCTCCGGCGGGCCGATCTACGTGAACACGGTGGCGGAGCTCGTCAAGACCCTCGTCACAAGCTACGGGCCCTCCGGTACGCGGTTTACGGAGGACGACCTTGATCTCGTGTCCATCGCGACGTTCGGTGCCACATGCCCTCAGCCCGTCGGGCTGTACGCGGCCGAGCGCGTGAACCTCCTCGCGGCATGCCAGCAGCTTGCCGCCAGCGTCGGCGCGCAGGTCGTGGCGACCTCGCAGGGATTGCTGCGGCTCGTGCGCATCGCGCTGCCCACCGCCGCGGCGACGGTGATCACCGCGGAGGACATGGACTATCGCGGCCTGCGTGTGTCCGAGCGTCCCGCCGTTCGCGCCGCGTGCAAGCTCCTCTATTGCCGGAACTGGCAGCCACAGCCGTCCGGCCTGGCTGCCGGCCTGCCGGCCGACAGCGTGGACCTTTTCGCGCGCGAATGGCTCGCCACCACTGCCGCCGACTCGACCGCCGCCAGTGTCTACATGCAGGGCTCCGAACCGGTCGGCGAGGAGACGCTGCTGCTGACCGATGCCGACGCAACGGCGGAGTCGCAGCGCCGGCTGGACCTCTGGGCCACGCCTCGCACGATCTTCAGTGCCACGTGCCGCGCCCACATGCTGCTCACGGAGCTCGGTGATGCCGTCACGCTGCAGCACGCCCGGTTCGGACTGTCGGCCGGAAAGCCGGGCCTCGTGTTGAGCATCGATCGGGATTGGTTGCAGGGCCGTATCGAGCTGGGAGTGCTGGTGTAATGGCTGCCATCGTCAACGCCCGCGACGTCAAGCTGCAGGCCACGAGCCCGCGGCTCGTGACCGTCACGCTGCCCGACAACGTCGTCGTGCCAGCCGTCAAGAGCATCAGGCTCACGGCGCCGTCGCTCGTGTTCAAGCTCGATACCGCAGGCACCGCGACGCCCAGCAGCATCACCGTGACGGCTACGCTCATCCAGGTCAGCGGCACGGTGTCCTGGTCGATCACCGGCGGCACGCTCACCGGCTCGGGCAGCAGCCGGACGCTGGCCCAGTCCGACATGACGGCCGACACCGCGATCATCACGGCGTCGGTGACCGAGTCCGGCGTCACGTACTCGAACACGATCACGATCGTCCGTGTGCGCGATGGTGCGGCTGGGAGCAATGGCACCAACGGTCAGCGCGGTACCGTGCAGCTCGCCCGCGCGATCTCCGGCGGTAGCTGGAGCGACACCGAAGCCGCCGCGGCGATCACCGCGAACGGCAGCGGCAGTCCGATCGCCGGCGACGTCGTCACGCTCTACAACCTGACCACGAGCTACAGCGAAGCCCGCGTCTACACCGCCGGGGCATGGAGCGCGCTCAGCGCATATTTCCCGGGCTCGCTGCTGGTGGAAAAGTCGGTGGTCGCGGGCAAGGTAAACGGCTATGGGTTGCAGGTGCTGGCCGGCGACTACACGGGCTGGGCTTTACCGGTAGGTTCGACGAAGCAAGGTTTTTTCCTGGGCTCCCAAGGGCTGATGCTCGGCAACGACACTCGGTATGTGCGCATCGATGCCAACGGGGATTTGTATGCGCCCGGGTTCAGCATCATCGCGGGCGTGGCCAAGTTCGGCGGCAGCACCGCTGCGGAGTACAACTCCAGCATTTCCAGCGCTGCAACGACTGCAGTGTGGGCGAGCGTCTCCGGGGTGGGCAAACCGGCCGACAACGCGACAAGCGGGGCACCCGGTGGAACGTACGTCGGCGGTACGCTCGCGCAGACGGTGGAGTCGAATGCCGCTGCAGGGAAGAGCGCCAGTGACGCGGTCAACAATGCCGCAACCGGGCTGGCGACGAAGCTGGCGTCCAACGCCCGCAGCGCGTTGTCCGGTGCGGGCGGAGTCGTTGCGGGCACACTGACATGGGATACCAGCGGCAACCGGACTGGCGGCTACGGCGTCGCGATGACGTCGGCCGGCCTGGTGGGCTACAAGCCGGACGGGACCGCTACGTTCTCAGTCGGTCCTGATGGGTCGGCGGTATTTGGTGGCACGTTGTCGGCGACAGCCGTCAACGCGGTCAACACCGTGAACATTGCCGATGAGGCCGTGGTGGTGCCGCGCGCGGCATATACGGCCGCCACCGTGAGTGTCTCCTACACGCCGGTAGCAGTGCAGAGCGTGCAAATCACGACGCACGGGCAGAAGGTGGCAATCCACTTTGGCGCCGTCATCACGGCGTACACCACCCAGGGCCTCGGCTCATATGCCGATGTCGTCAATTTCTCCCTGTATCGGGGCGGCACCGAAATCTTCTCCTGGATCTCCGCAGGCGCCACCAGTGGCGGCCCAACCGGCTTTACGGTTGGTGCCTCCATGCCGGTGTTTGTGGATCAGCCATCGGCTGGCACGTACACGTATGAGGTGCGCGCGACAACAGGCGGGGCCCAGTTCTCATCCGTCGCCAAACGCAGCCTTGTGGTTATGGAGGTTCAGCGATGAGGTACTGCACCCGCAGTGCCGGCACCGGCGAAATCCTGAAGTGGACAACCCATCCCGAGGACCCGCCGGCCGGCTATGTGTGCGAGGAGCGCGAGTTCGATACGCGTGATGGATACATCGATCCCGGTTCGTGCGCGTTCGTCACGATGCCGGAGCGGCCGTCGCCGTGGCATGTGTGGGACTGGGGCGTGTACGCGTGGGTAGATCCGCGCACGCCGGAGCAGCGCGCCGTTGATTCGTGGGCCGAGGTACGGGCGCGCCGCAATGCGCTGCTCGCGGCTACGGACTGGCGTGTCGCGGCAGCTGCGGAAGGGGGCGGTTCCCTGCCTGAACCATGGCGGCAGTACCGCCAGGCGCTTCGCGACATCACGCTGCAAGACCTGACCACGCTGACGTGGCCGCAGCCGCCGGAGGAATGACATGCCGAACATGCGCGTCATCTCGAACAACGTCGCCGACAGCGCGACGCTCAGCGCGAGCACGACATCGGGCGCGCTCGCGGCCGCGAACATGCTGAACGAGTACAAGGGGCGGGTGCACCGGGCAACCGGCACGTCGGTGACGTACACGCTGACGTGGACCGCGCTGCAGTCCATCGGTGCCGTCGTGCTGCCGGCGAGCAACGTGTCGGCCGCGGCCACGATCCGCGTGCGGCTCTACAGCGACACGGCCGGCACGACGTTGGTGGCCGACAGCGGCACGGTGCTGGCCGCGCCGGCGCTGGATCTGAGCTGGTGGGGCGGCACTGTGAATGCGAACTCGTTTGCCTACGGCGCGCTCGCCAAGACCGCCGTCTGGTTCTCGACGCACGTCAATGCGCGCCGGTGCGTGATCGACATCGTTGACGGCAGCAACCCAGCCGGCTACATCGACTGCGCCCGGCTGGTGGTCGGCGCGTACTGGTCGCCGACCTACAACGCGGAGACGGGCGCCCAGGGTGGTCCGTATGACACGAGCGCTGCGACCCGCAACGACGCCGGCGACCTCATGCCCGACCGCGGCATCGTCTACGACACGCTCACGCTGGACCTGAAGCGCCTGCCCGAAGCGGACCGTGTCCAGCTGCTGACCATCGTCCGCGCCGCCGGCACGTGGAAAAACATCCTGGTCTCGCTGCTGCCCGGCAACACGTCGGCCGCGGCCGAGCGGGACCACATGGTCTACGGGAAGCGCGCGAACGCCGGGACGGCAATGGACGCGTGGCCGTACTACTCGAATCGCGTGGAAATCCAGGGTTGGTAGACATGAACAACACTTCTCCAAGCACTTCGCACGACGCGGTCGCTGCAGGTACCGCGCTGAGCACGCTGCTCACGCCGCTGCTACAGCCGGATGTGCTCTGGACCGTTGCGCTGGCCGCCCTGGGTGGCTGGTGGGCACTGCCCCCGGCCGAGACTGGAGGCAGTCGCCGGCGTGCCGCCCTCATGTACCTGCGCGTCGTAGCCACTGCCGCCGCGCTGTGCTGGTCGGCTACGTGGCTGCTGCGCCAGGCCTGGGCTGTACCACCGACGGTGGCCACCCCGGTTGTCGCGTTCGCGATCGCCGCCGGCGGCGACAACTGGCGTGGCGTCTTCCGTGCCGCGCTGGACTCCCTGCGCGACCTCATTCCGTCGGCGCTCAGCCGTCTCACGGGAGGGCCATCGAAGTGACGCTGATGCAATACCCGATCGCCTCGACGATCCTCTGCCTGGCTCTCGTGGTCGCCAGCTTTTGCCGGGCCAGGCACACGAGTCGCCGGACCACGGCACCCGTCATCCGCTGGGTGATCAGCCTGCAGGGCATGGCGGCCACCGCCGGCGCCGCTGCGCCGTGGCTGCTGGCCGATCCGCCGCCGTGGCTGTCTCCTAGTTGCGCCACGGCACTGCCGGACTGGATCGTGATGGCACTCATCGCCTCCATGGCCGCGACGCAGGCGGTCACAAGCCACCTCTGGCGCGCTGGCGTGCCGGGGGCGTTCCGTCGCCCTGTGTCGCGCCAGCCGGCGTCGGCGCTGGAGACGTTCCACGACACCCTTGCTGACCCTGCTGGCTCATGAGCTTCGAATCCGCCTTCACCCGCCTGATTGATGTCGAGAAGGGCTTCCAGGCCGATCCGCGCGACCGGGGCAACTGGACCGGCGGCGAGCCGGGCCGGGGGCTACTCAAGGGCACGAAGTTCGGCATATCGGCCGCGGCCTACCCGAGCGAAGACATCGAGCACCTGACGCTGGAGCGCGCGCAGCTGCTGTACCGCCGCGACTACTGGGGCCCGGCCGGCTGCGACGCCGTGCCGGACGGCCTGAAGTTCGACCTTTTTGACTTCGCCGTGAACTCCGGCGTCGGCACCGCAGTGCGCGCACT